GTAGGGAAACCTATGGGCTGTTGTTATATGCAGGCGTAGCTCAGTCGGTAGAGCTTTATCGCGCAAATGGATATGCGATTGAATGCCATTGGTCGCTGGTTCGAGTCCAGCCGCCTGCACAAGAGGCCGGGTAGCACCCGGACACTGTGAGACCGTTCGTCGTGGCTCACATGGAAATGACAATGCTCGCTGAAAACTGCGCGTGAGGATGCGTCCTCCTTGCCATGACCGAACAGCGGCGCTTGAGATGCTTGCGGGGCCTCAAGCGGGCATGAGCGTGTGACAATCTAAGCGGGAAGACGGCCAATATGCGGCATAGGTGCCCCGTAAGGGGAGACCACAGCGAGTGACGGGGACTTTCCCTGAAGCGCTAAAGCAGGGCAGGACTGCAATGCCGCTCCAAAAGCGGAGAGCCGCTGCCGTGGGCAAATGGCATAGCGCCTGCCCGGAAGTGCGGCTATACCGTTCAAAAGTGGACGGGGAAAAGACATTGCCCCCTGCGGGCAAACTGTGTAACCCATGTTTGAGAGCTTCCAGAAGGCCGCATGGGCGGGGAAAGACTGTTACTGTAGCCAAGGGGTGGGGGCTGGTGACAAACAAAGGAGGAAAACGGCTATGGAAATCATAAAACCCGGCAAAGTCAGGAGAGTAAAGCTGGAATGCCCGGAATGCGGGTGTGAATTCTCCTGTTCTCCGGTAGAAATGGTACGCAGATACGGAACTGTGTTTGCTAAGTGTCCACAGGAGGGATGTGGCAGAAGCGTGGAAGTGCCAAACGGAATCCCCGAGTACATCGAGCCTGCAAACCATACTGCCATTGGAACGATCAGTATGGTGCTGTCAGGGGCAACCGTTACAGAAGAGCCTGTAGGCGATGAGCGGTATATCACAAGGGTGACGAATGTATCGAATGGAGCTGCAGAGCATATCAAAGCACTGGGCGCAGATACCAGCATCTCCCTGATGATTGATGGCAAATACCCGGAGCGCTTCTACATAGGAGACTCTGGGGTGCTTATTGCCTATACCACACATACAGGCAAACTCTACGAATAGGAGTGACACATGTAATGGCTACAAAGAAACCTACCGCCATCGCAAAAGCAAAGGATAACCGACCGGAGACCGGCAGAGGCGGGAAAAGAAACTTCCCACAATCCCTGCCTGACCTTAGCAGCGATGAGGATAGAGCGCTTGTGTCTCGCCTCCTTACAGAAGCCCTTGTAGAATACAGACAGCCAAAGGTAAAGAGTGACGAAGAACTTACAGAGAGAATAAACGACTATTTTGCCCGGTGCGCTGAGACAGGACAGACCCCAACAGTAGAGGAACTATACATGACAACAGGCTACTCAATTAGCACGGTTAAGGACTGGCTATGCGGAAGACGCAAGGGATTTAGCCCCGAAACGGCGGCCATCATAAGAAAAGCGAAGGGTTTTATGCAGACTTTTGACGCAAAACTTGTGGTTTCCGGGAAGCTGAATTTCCTTGCCTATTGCTTCCGTGCCAAGAACTATTACGGCATGGTGGACAAGCAGGAGATGGTTTTGACGCCGAACCAGCCGCAGATTGAGGGCTTGACCCCCGAACAGCTCCAGCAGAAGTACATAGAAGCCAGCGACTTTGATGTAAAATGAGCCGAAACCGAGCGACTTTTGCACGACTTTCCGTTAATTCTGAGAAAGTTGGCAAGAAAAATCCCGCCTTTATACACGGAATTTTGTAAACGACTATGATTTTGGGGTAAAATGAGCGACTTTGGCGCATGGGCTTGCGACTTTCACGGCGACTTTGCCAGCGACTTTCGCGCGGAGTCGAACGACTTTGCCAGCGACTTTCGCGCGGAGTCGAACGACTTTGCCAGCGACGTTCGCGACTTTCCCGGAGACTTTGCCGGCGACTTTGGCGGAGCGACACGCACGGCGAAGCAGCCACCGGAGACCCCCGAGACCGCACCGCCGGAGCAGGCCGCCCCCCGACAAGGTAACAGGGGAACAAGGACGGCGGCAAGCTGGCAGCGCAAGCGGCAAGCCACGGAGCAGAGGACAACGCCACGCAATAAGGCCATAAACAACGGGCACAGGGCAAGCGGGACGGAGGCGGTATAGGGATAGCCCCAAACATCAAAACGCCTTGCAGGTGCGTTAAAACGGCAAATAAGGCACACGGAAGAAAAGCCGTCGGGATACACCGAGAGAAAAAGAAAAACCCCGCACAGCGTGAGCCATGCGGGGCAATGTTATTTTTGGAGCTTTGCAAGGTCAAGTAGCAGTAGAACGGGCTGCAACAGGATATACAACAAGATCAAGGGGCGCACCTCCTCTCACGGCAATTGTAGCACATACGCCGGAGCAGGTCAAGAGAAAGTGAACCGCCGGGCGGTTGTCGTCTTGGTGTAGCGGGCTGCAATCTCCGGGAGATCCTTTTTAAGTCTGGTTGTGTCTACCCTGGAGGAGGTAACCGCCTTATATGTGGCCTTGTGTTCTGACCCCGCCAGGGATTCCACCCCGGCGGCGGTCATGCGCTCTTTGAGCTGGTCTTTGAGGCTCTCCACCATTGCGGCTGCTTCCTCCTGCATGCGTATATACTGGGCCAGTTCGGCCATGATGGCATCAATATTCATGTTATGCCCTCCGTTCATAGTAATTTTCCCATGTGCGAACCCTGCACCACCTGGAAAGACCGGCGGCGAACCCGTCCCGCTCGGTAGCGGACGGAAAACACCGGGTGTATGTGGATTCCCCCTCGCGTGGCGACCACGATACATAAAACATCATATAACCCATGATATAGCCCCCCTTAAAACAAGATAAACAGATTTGAACAACGCCCGATAATGGCGTATAACTGCCCGGTTTCTGTATCTTCGACCAATCCGCCGTTGATACCGTAAACGCCCGTAGAATAGCCCACCTTTTCAAGCCTGCGCAGCGTGTAAATATATTCGCTCGGCTTGTTGGTGTAATCCTCAGCCACACCGAGCCGCACCAGGTCGCGCAGCTCTTTTAATTTATACTTCCTCATTGCTGCACCTCCTGCCGGGCGACCCGGATCGCCGAATACACGCGGCGGAAAGCCTGATGCAGTGCCCGGGCCTGCACATCAAGCCATTCTTCCCGGCTGTTCGGCCTGCGCTCCCCGTTGCGGGTGCGCTTGAGTTCTGAGGGGGTGCAGAGGGCGGCGGCGATGTCACCATCATACACAAGGGCAGAGCCGCCCCAGCTGTACTCACTCCAGTCCCGCGCGCCGTTCAGTGCTACGGCCTCGGCGGTGGCCCATGTCGCGAGATCGTCGGCGGAGATATAGCCGTCTTTGTAGTATTCCGCGATCTGCTGCAGCATATCCACGGAATAGGCTGTAACGCCCCGGCTCCATGCGCTGCGGTCCTTGCGCTGTTCAAGCGCCTGCTTTACCTCTGCAAGTACTGTTGTATAATCCATTGTATTACCTCCCGGCCCTATGGCCTTATCTCTTGCCAACGGCTGCCGGATGTGGTATACTCTCCGTGCTGGCCTGTTGGCTGGTGTGGGGGCGTTCCCGGGTTGCTTTGGTAGGCTGCCGGGTGCGCCCTCGTCCTATATGCTGGTATTATACTACGCCATTAGGGTATGTGTCAATAGTTTTGCCGCATATTATAGCCATAAAATATACATAATAATTTTATTGCCGCATTGTGCATTATGCGCATTGTGGTACACCCTAACGCCGCCCCGATGTAGCGGCGGGGCGGGATGATCTCCGGCGGGTATGGCCGGGGGCGGGGGATATGCGGCGGCAGCGGGGGGCGGGGTAACCCCCAAAAATCCCGCAAAAAATAAAAAGCCGTTTTTAGAGAATCTGCCAAAAACAAATAGGCAAATTTTAGCATACACCCTATTGACACTACCGCTTGCGTGTGCTACACTACCCTTACAAGATGAAGGGAGCGATGCACATGAAAGTCGGATATATTCGGGTGTCCACAGAGGAGCAGAACACGATCCGCCAAGAGATACTGATGAAAGACCTTGGTGTGGAGCGTGTCTACATGGATAAAGCGAGTGGCAAGAGCCGCACAGGCAGGCCGCAGCTGGAAGCGATGATGGATTTCGTCCGAGAGGGCGATGTGGTCATTGTTGAAAGCATCAGCCGCTTTGCGAGAAGCACGAGGGACTTGTTGACGCTGGTAGAGCAGCTCACAGAAAAAGGTGTGGGCTTTGTATCGCAGAAGGAATCCATTGATACGAATACGCCGCAGGGCAAGTTCATGCTTACGGTGTTTGGTGCAATGGCAGAGCTGGAACGGGAGCAGACCTTACAGCGGCAGAGAGAGGGTATAGCGGCTGCAAAAGCGGCTGGCAAGTACAAAGGGCGTAAGCCGATCGAGATTGAGGACAGTCTTGTAAAGTCGGTGCATGACCAATGGTACAAGCGGGAGATTACAACATCCCACGCGGTGAAACTGCTGAATGTGAGTAGCAGAACCTTTTACCGCCGGATGTGGGCCTACGAGGATTCCGCAGGGATCCCGAGACGGCGCTGATGAATAGAGGGAGGAAAGAGAAATGAAAAAAACGAATCCTGCCAAGCAGAAGAAAATGATAATCGTATGTACCATTCTGCTAATCATTACCCTTGCTGTTGCATACAGCAACAAAGATGACGAACAGGCACCTGCCAAAGAAGACCAATACACGCCGGCAAGCTTTGAGGAGATTTATAATGCTTACAAGGATAACGAGCTTGTGGCAGATGATCTATACAAAGGCAGGCGGTATGAGGTAACCGCCACAATCAACGGGATGGAAACCGGTGGGCTTATGAACATGACCGGCGGGGCTACCCTGACGATGGAAAAGAAGATTGGGAATACAATCGTTGTATTTCTTGCCGAATTTGAGCGAGACCAAGAGGAAGCCTTGAAAAACATTAAAGTCGGAGACGAAATCACATTTGAGGGGACTTGTTATAGCGCAGGCTCTTGGTCTGATTGTGAACTTGTAAACTGACTTCCCACAAAACCAAATAGAATGGACTACCGATTTTTCGGCAGTCCATTTTTTATTGCAGGAGGACAAATGGATTATCGGAAGATTGCGGAGAGCATCAAAAACCGCATAGAGAAAACGCATGACCGGGAAGCCTACAAGGATTTGCTGGCGTTGTGCATTGGGTACGAAGCGGAAGATTTTGCTGCGGCGCACCAGTTAAATTCCGAAGTCCGAAAGATGACCTCAGAGGCACTTCGTAACGGAAACCCAAAAGATGCGGAGTATTTCTACACCCTACATAAGCAGTCAATGCTTTTTGACGCGCCACATGATTTCGATACTTTCCTGCTGTATGTGGAGATGGACAGAAAGCCGGAGAAGCGGTTTTATGCTCCACGCAGGCGGTATCTAAGACCTATTGTGCAGGGGTATCAAGATGTCCTTGACGGTAAATTGAGGCTGCTGACCATTTCGCTTCCGAAAAGAGCCGGGAAAAGCCAGCTGGGGATAAATTTCATCAACATGATTTCCGGGAGAAACCCGGATAAATCGTCCCTTATGGAAGGCACGGGCGATGATCTTGTGCGAAGCTTCTATAACGGCTGTTTGGAGTACCTGCAAACGCCAAACGAGTATTTGTTCTACGATGTGTTCCCGGATGCTCCATTGGTGCAGACCAACGCAGACACGAAAATTATCAATCTGCGGTCAAAATCCCGATTCCCCACGGTCATGTGCCGGTCGATTGACGCACGGCAGGTTGGCTTGTCGGAGGCAACCAATGTCCTTTATTTGGATGACTGTGTGGAGGGCAGAGAGGAAGCGAAAAACCGTCAACGGCTTGATGATAAGTGGGAAGTAATTTCCGGCGATATTTTAGGCCGTGCCATAGAGGGTACGCCTATTGTGGCCACCGGGACGAGATACTCTCTATATGACCCCATAGGGCATTTACAGGAAGAAGCGCAAAAAGGCGGATGGACATGGAAAGCCATTGAAATCCCCGCCCTTGACCCAATTACAGACGAAAGCAATTATGAGTATGAGCGGGAGGGTAAAAAGGTTTTTACCACCGCTTATTTCCGCGAGCAGAGAGAGCTTCTGAGCGCGGAACAGTTTGAAAGCGAATTCCAGCAGCAGCCATTTGAAGCAAAGGGGATGCTTTTCAATAAGTCGGAGCTGAACTATTTCTTTGAACTGCCGGTAGATCGTGACCCGGATGCAATCATTGCCGTGGCAGACACCGCAGAAAGCGGAAAAGACAGTACGGCGATGCCTGTTGCGGCCTTATACGGAGAGGAAGTCTACATCGTGGATGTGGTATACGACGATTCCCCAGCAGAGGTAACAAAGCCAGAATGCGCAAGGTGCCTGATTGATAACAAGGTGGGAGACGCACTGTTCGAATCTAATAACGCCGGTATGTATTTTGCAAGAGATGTTGCAGAAATCGTCAAAAACGCCGGATTTAATACCAGCATACGGACAAAAAGGACGATTTCCAACAAGCAGACGAGAATTGAGTTTGCATCGGATGGAATCAAGAAAAATTTTTACTTCAAGCATCCGTCCACATACAAACGAGGGTGTCAATACTGGGGATTCATGCAGGAAGTGACCACCTATGTAAGAAGCGGCAAGGTGGCGCACGATGACGCGCCTGATTCCTTGTCGTTGCTGGAGAACGAAATCCGAAACCGCATCAGCGGCAAGATTGAGATATTCAAAAGACCGTTTTAAGGGGTGACGCTATTGAGACAAATGTTTGGTAGAAAGGTCATTTATTCGGATGCTACCGAGGTAAACGAGGGGAATATTGCGAATATCCTGCAAAAAGCAATGGTTGTACACGCCGCCAACCGGGCGGACATGGAATATTTATACAGGTACTATAAAGGCGACCAGCCTATCCTTGCGAGAGTAAAGGATGTGCGCCCGGAGATTAACAACAAGATTGTCGAAAACCGGGCAAACGAAATTGTATCCTTTAAGGTTGGCTATTTGATGGGAGAACCTGTCCAGTATGTCAGCAGAACAGCCGATGAAAAAACCGCCGAGATGGTGACAAAACTGAACGATTATGTTTTGTCCGAGGACAAACCGGCAAAGGATAAGGAATTGGCGGACTGGTTCCACATCTGCGGCACGGCTTATCGCATGGTCATGCCGGACACACCGGAAGATGAAGATGAAGCCCCGTTTGAGATTTATACCCTTGACCCACGGTTTTGCTTTGTGGTGTATTCCGTGCAGCTGGGAAATCCTCCCCTCATGGCGGTCAAGTATGTCAAGATGGAAGACGGGACAGTCGTTTTCAGCTGTTACACGAAAGACCACTTCTATGAAGTGACCGACACATGGAAGATTATTCGCAGCGAACAGCAGATTTTGGGGATTCCCATTATTGAGTACCCGGCAAACCGTGCGAGACTTGGCGCGTTTGAAATTGTTCTAAATCTGCTGGATGCAATCAACAATGTGGAGTCCAACCGAATGGATGGCGTGGAGCAGTTCGTGCAGTCCTTGCTTCTGTTCCACAATGTGCGAATTTCCGAAGATCAGTATTCCGCTTTGCGGCAGGACGGCGCAATTCAGTTTGAGGACATTGACCCGCAGAAAAAAGCGGAGATCAAAAACCTTGTCACGGAGCTGAACCAGACGCAGACACAGACCCTTGCGGACAATCTGTATAACACAGTGCTGACTATTTGCGGGATGCCCAATAGAAACGGCGGTTCTTCCACCTCTGACACCGGCTCTGCGGTCATCATGCGTGACGGATGGTCTGCGGCAGAGGCAAGAGCAAAGGATTCCGAATTGGTGTTCAAGCGTTCCGAAAAAGAGTTTTTGAAAGTGCTTTTGCGGATTTGCAATGACTTGAGCGATTTGTCTTTGAAACTGTCTGCAATCGAGATCAGATTCACCCGGCGGAACTATGAGAACATTTCCGAAAAGGCAAATGTGCTGGTAACCATGCTTGGTAACGGGAAAATTGCGCCACAGCTTGCGTTTACGCATTGTGGCCTATTCAGTGATCCGCAGCTGGCATACAAGATGAGCATGGAATATGTCGAGGAAAACGGAGGAAACAATGGAATTAACGCTGGAGATGGTACGGGCGATCAACGAAATTCTCAAGAGCCGCAATCAAGCGGAGGTGAAAGTGGAGAACGGGAAGATCGTAGTAATCGAAGTGCGTAGGAAAAAGAAATACTGAGTGGGTCTGGCAAGGGCTTGACCGACAGCCGAGGGGCTATCCGAAAGGATAGCCCCTTTATTTTTTCGATTTATCCGCCGTAAGGTGATAAATGGTCAGGGACGACCTAAAAACGCAAACGGGAGACAACCCGCAAAAACAGAGAATAGTGCTGAGTGAACAGCCTTGTTAAACGCAGGAGGTAATCAAAATGGCAAAAATCGACACCAGCAAGATCAAGGGTTATGCGGACATGTCTTTGGAGGACAAGCTGAAAGCGCTGGAAGCGTTTGAGTATAACGACAACGCATCCGAGCTTGAAAAGCAGAAAGCGGCAGTTTCCAAGGCAAATTCCGAGGCCGCAGAGTGGAAAAGGAAACACAATGCTCTGTTGAGCGAGGATGAACAGAAGAAACAGCAGCAGGCGGAGGACATTGCCGCTATGCAGAAGGAGCTAAATGAGCTTCGCCGCGACAAGACTGTGTCGCAGTACACGGCCAAGTTCATTGCACAGGGCTATGACGAAAAGCTTGCCGCCGATACCGCCAAGGCAATGGCTGACGGCAACACTGATAAGGTGTTTGCCAACCAGCAGGTGTTTTTGGAGACATACGCAAAGCAGGTGAAAGCCAGCGCAATGCAAGGCACACCCAAGCCTGCTTCCGGATCCGGATCGAATGGTGCAGACTTTTCCAAAAAAGCTGCCGATGCGCAAAGCACCGGCAATTTTGCGGAGGCGGCGTACTATACCCGCCTAATGAATCAGGACAACAACACACAGTAAAGGAGAATGAATTAAAATGGCAGATACTTTTGCTACCAGCTTCGGAGTGCTGAATTACTCCGGTATGCTCTTCAACAAGGGCAACACCCGCACCCCGCTGTCTTCCATCATCGGAAGCCGGGCAAAAACCACCAACCATGTCGAGTTCGTCACAGGGCAGGAATACAGCTCTGCCGGCGGCACCCAGCCCGCCATCAGCGAGACCGCGTCCCTGACTGCACCTGATGCCACCGTGGTGACCCGTACCCAGAAAACCAATGTCACGCAGATTTTCCAGGAGACCGTAGGTGTTTCCTACGCCAAGATGTCCAACATGGGCACTCTGTCCGGCGTGAATATCGAGAATCAGCAGGCGAACCCCATCAATGAACTGGATTTCCAGGTGGCCGCAAAGATTCAGAAGATCGCCCGGGATATGGAGTTCACCTTCATCCAGGGTGCATACAACAAGGCCACGGACGATTCCAAGATCAATAAGACCCGTGGTCTGACCACCGCCATTACCACCAATGTTACCGCTATGGCATCCAAGCCCCTGGGCTTGTGGGATGTAGCCGACATGGTGAAGAAGATTTACGGAGCAAACGCCCCCACAAATGGCTTGGTGCTGTGGTGCGATGCCGTGACCATGTTCCAGATCAATGCGGATGCCGTGCAGAACGGTCTTACCGTGGTTCCCGCCGCCCGCGAGATTAACGGTATCGCGCTGTCCAGCGTAATCACTCCCCTTGGCGTGGTTTATCTGTACCTGGGCGAGTGCCTGCCCGCCGGCACCGCACTGCTGCTGAATCTGGATGTTATCGCCCCTGTGTACCAGCCTGTTCCCGGCAAGGGCAACTTCTTCCTGGAGCAGCTGTCCAAGACCGGTGCTGGTGAGAAGTATCAGCTGTTCGGTCAGGTGGGTCTTGACCACGGCCCCGAATGGTATCATGGCAAGTTCACCGGTATTTCCACCGATTTCACTGCGCCCACCTACAGCCGCAGCGTGTTCATCGCCAATGACGCAAGCAATCCTGTAAACACCAAAGCTGTGACCGGCTGATAAAGGAGGGCGGGAAGTATGACCGAAGCTGAAAAGACCGAGCTTTTAGCTACTATGACAGACCAGCAAGGAAGCGTGCTTTCCGCCTACCTTGCTATTGCCGGGGATAAAGTGCTGCGCAAACTATACCCGTTTGATGACGCGATTAAAGAAGTCCCCGAACGGTATCACATGACCCAAGTGGAGATTGCCGCATATCTGCTGAACAAGCGCGGAGCAGAGGGCGAAACATCGCACAGCGAGAATGGTATTTCCCGCTCCTATGAGGACGGAGATGTTCCGTCCTCCCTTTTGCGTGACATTGTCCCTTATGCGGGGGTGGTGAAATGAGATGTATGGATCGGAACAAATCGGCATTTTGGTATCTTCTGTATGACGGGAAAACTATGAATATGTCCGATGACGGCTACGAAACCGGGCAAATGTCCGTGAAATACAAGGACGCGGTGAAAATGCTCGCGAATATCTCCCCTGCATCCGGGGCGGCGCAAGTGGAGCAATTCGGGCAATTTGTTTCCTATGACAAGGTCATCGTCACGGATGATATGGATTGCCCCATTGCAGAAGATACCGTTTTGTTTGTGGACAAAAATCCGGAATATAAGGACGGGAAACCGCTTTATGACTACATCGTAAAGCGCGTGGCCAAATCTCTGAATTCTATCTCTATTGCCATAAGCAAGGTGAATGTGTCGTGAAGCACAAGGTTGTTACCACCCTCTCTCCATCCGGCGTACAGCAGATGATCGATTCCGTTCGGGAGTACCGGGAATGGATAAAAAGCGGCTGCGCAAGACTTTTGGAACGCCTTACACAAGAGGGATACGAAGTGGCAAGCGCAGGATTTGCGAGCGCCGAATATGACGGCACAAACGATGTAACCGTGTCTGTCGAAGATCGAGGAAAAATAAAGGCCGTTGTCGCCGTTGGCGGCACGGTCTTATTTATTGAATTTGGCACAGGCGTAACATACCCGGATAATCACCCGGAAGCAATGGACTTGGGAATGGAGCGCGGAGAATATGGCCAAGGACGCGGAAAACAATCCACATGGGGTTATTACGGAGAACCCGGTACAAACGGAACCGTTGTAGGCGAAAGAGCAAAGGGGACGCTTGTTCTTACACATGGTAATCCTGCCAATATGCCCATGTATAACGCCGTAAAAGAATTGGAGTTGCGGCTTGGAGAAATAGTAAAGGAGGTGTTCGGATGATTGATGTGGAGCGGATGATTTTTACCCCGATCGCAGAAGCCTTGCGAAAGAAGTTCAAGGGGATAGATGTTTCCGGGGCGTATATAAAATCTCCCCCCAAGTTCCCCCACGCAAGCATTGTGGAACAGGACAATTACACGACCACATCTAATCAGGACAGTTCCGGCGCCGAACGGTATGCAACCGTCATGTATGAGGTCAATGTCTACTCCAATAAAACCGGCGAAAGCAAATCAGAGTGCCGCAGCATCCTGTCAGAAATCGACAAAATGCTGTATGCAATGAATTTCACACGCATTTCCATGACACCCGTCCCGAACATGGACAGTGCGTCAATCTATCGCTTAGTGGCACGATACCGTGCCGAAACGGACGGAAAAACACTTTTTAGGAGGTAAATTATGCCAATCAGTACATATAAGAGTTTTCTGATGCAGAAAAGCTCTTCCGGGAGCACCTGGACAAAACTGGTGGACATTAAGGAGTTCCCCGACCTTGGCGGTGACCCCGAAATGCTGGAAACCACCACCCTGTCTGACAAGATGCAGACCTACATCGCCGGTATTCAGTCTATGGACGGCCTGAGTTTCACGGCAAACTACTCACTGGCCGATTACAAGACTCTAAAAGCAAAAGAGGGTACGGAAGCGGATTATGCTGTGTGGTTTGGCGGCACAGAATCCGGTGGCTCTGTTACCCCCACCGGCTCTGACGGAAAGTTCTCCTTCAAGGGCCAGCTTTCCGTGTACCCAACCGGCGGCGGCGTAAACGAAGTGGTCGGAATGAATATCACCATCGCGCCCACCTCGGTCATCACTTTGGATGAAGGCGAGTAAGGAGGAATTATGGCAAAGACAATGACCATCGAGCACAACGATGTGAAATATGTGCTGGAATACACCAGAAAATCTGTGGAAATGATGGAACGGCAGGGATTCGAGATCGAGGAATTGCAGCGCAAGCCCATGACCTATCTGCCCGCCCTGTTTGCTGGCGCTTTTTTGGCGCATCACCGCTATGTAAAGCGTGATGTTATCGACAAGATTTACGCCCAGCTGCCCAACAAGGGAGATATGTTGGGCAAGCTGGTGGAAATGTATAGCGAACCCATTGTAGCGCTCATGGATGATCCAGAAGCCGAGGGAAACGCCAGCTGGACGGTGGACTGGTAAGCGAACCGCCGCCCGATAAAGAGGGGGGCAATACCCCCCTCTACGCTTACACGGAAAAGTTCTATGAGGTTTTTCCTTATTACCTTGCAATAGGCATGACCTACGAGCAGTTCTGGGAAATGGATTGCGAGTTGGTCAAGTACTACCGCAAGGCAGCGAAAATCAAGCAGGACTTGGACAACCAGAACGCATGGCTACAGGGTGCGTATTTCTATGAAGCCTTAGCGGATGTATCGCCTATTCTTCATGCGTTTGCAAAGAAAGGTACAAAGCCTATTCCGTATCGAGATTCCCCCTATCCGGTGGGTGAAAGCTATAATTCTGCGGAGAAAAAAGTGAAAGAGCAGAAGAATGATAGCCGTGCAAAAGCAATCATGGAAATGTTCATGATTGCAAATAACAAGAAATTCGAGCCGGGAGGTGAAAAGCATGGACAATCTTGAAATTCGCGGACTTGAATTTCAAATCAAAGAGAACAGCGACAGTGCCGTTGCGTCTTTGGGACGGCTCGAAAAAGCGTTGTCTTCCCTAAAGACGGCTACTTCCGGCGGAGCGTCCGGCGTAAGAACTGCTGCAAATCAGATTGCTGCGCTCAATAAAGCGCTGTCTGGGTCCGGTGCAGCTGGGCAAAAACTTAAATCTATCGCTGCCGGGCTAAAGGCCATATCCGATGTTGGAACCGTTAAGATTCCAAAATCGCTTGGGACTAATATGCAGTCGCTCGGAACGGCACTATCCGGGATTTCCGATGTTGATATAGACAAACTCTACAATGTCGCAGATGCTTTGCGCCCGCTATCCGAACTGGAAGGCGCGCACATGCGTTCGTACATCAACCAGCTCAGCGCTTTTCCGGACGTTGTGCGTGAACTCCGTGCCGCAGACATTGACGAGTTTTCAAACCAAATGACCCGGCTTGCAAATGCGCTGAGACCGTTTGCCACAGAAATGCAACATGTAGCCGATGGATTTAGTGCCATGCCGTCTCGAATTCAGCGGCTCATAACAACCACCGAGAAGTACAACAACACGGTAAACAAAGGATCCACCCAAACGAGCCGATTTGGGATTTCCCTCAAAAGCATAAAAACGGCAGGGGTTGTGGCCGGAATTCGTATGGTGCGCCAAGGAATCAGCAAGGCCATCACTGAATCAAATGCCTACCAAGAGGATTTGAACCTGTTTACCGTGGCTATGGGTCAATACGCAAAAGAAGCCAAAGAGTATGCGGAAAATGTTGGCGATATAATGGGCATTGACCCTGCAAAATGGATGCGGAATCAGGGCGTATTTAACACTTTGCTGTCCGGCTTCGGATCTGTCGCAGACCGTTCTTACCTTATGAGTAAGAACCTTACACAGCTCGGCTATGACATTTCCTCGTTCTTCAACATCTCCGTTGAAGATGCTATGCAAAAGCTGCAATCCGGCATTTCTGGCGAATTGGAACCGTTGCGTAGATTGGGCTATGACCTGTCGCAAGCCAAACTGGAACAAACCGCATTGACTCTGGGAATCGAAAAGTCTGTTTCTGCCATGACGCAGGCAGAAAAGGCGGAGTTGCGTTACTACGCCATTATGACACAGGTAACAACGGCGCAGGGCGACATGGCTCGAACCTTAGAAGCGCCAGCTAACCAGTTGCGCATTTTTAAGGCACAGATTGAGATGACAGCCAGGTCTATCGGTAATATCTTTATTCCTATCTTGATGAAGCTTTTGCCGATCGCCATTGCTATAGCTAAGGCAATTCGGAAACTTGCGGACGCTATCGCTAAATTGTTCGGATTTGAGTTGTCGGACATTGATACTTCCGGTGTAAAGAATCTTGCAAGCGGGGCAGAAGACACCGCAGCTGGCCTTGATGATGCCACCAGCGCGGCAAAAGAACTGAAAAAGTCCGTTATGGGCTTTGATGAGCTTAACATTCTGAACGGCAACACTGCGTCCGGGTCTGGTTCTGCAGGCGTGTCCGGCGGCAGCGGTTTTGACTTTGAATTGCCTGAGTATGATTTTATTGGCGATGCTGTAAGTAAGCAGATTGATGAAGTCACGCAGAAGCTCAAAAATGCGCTCCCGTGGATTCTTGCCATTGGTTCCGGATTCGCGGCGTGGAAACTCGGCCCAAAACTCGGCCTTGATTTGCAGAAAACCATTGGCTTGGCTGTCGGTATTTTTGGTGCGCTTACGCTGGTGCAAAATATTCTCGATTCAATCGTAAACGGCGTTACAGAAGAAAACATGACCGGTATGATTTTCGGCATGACGCTTGCCGTGACCGGTCTATATGTTGCACTTGGGCCGGTTGCTGGAGGAATTACAGCTATTGTTTCCGGTCTTGCTGTGCTGGCTGTCGCGTTTTCTGATGCAGAGAAAAGTGGATGGAATTTCCAGAACCAAATGCTTGCTATTGCAGGGATTCTTGCGGCAGGTGTCGGGATCGGTATACTGATTGGGTCTTGGATTCCTTTGCTAATCGCAATGATTGCATCCCTGCTTCTTAGCATTACTACGGCGACCGGGCACGGACAAGAACTTATCAGCGGCGTTAAAGAGACTCTGCAAGGGTTTATTGACTTCTTTGCTGGAATCTTTACCGGAGATACGGAGCGCACCGCTGCTGGCATTGCCGGAATTTTCGGTGGGCTTAAAAATGCGGTTGGTGCTGTGATTGATGGCATAAGGGACTGGCTTAACGGTTTGTTGGACTGGATCGACAATAAAACAAATGGAAAGCTCAAGCCGCTTATTATCGGAATCAAGGCTATTGTAACCGCCGTTTTTGGCAACATCAAGCAGACCGTTGGGAATGTAATCGACGACATTAAGACGATTTTCTCCGGGCTAATCAAGTTTATCTCCGGCGTTTTCTCGGGCGATTTTGACAGAGCGTGGGAAGGGATTAAGGACATTTTTAAGGGTATTTGGAACACCATAATCGATCTGCTTAATGGAGCAATCAACATCATCATCAAAGGTCTTAACTGGCTGATTAAGCAGATGAACAAGATCAGTTTCGATGTCCCTTCGTGGGTTCCGTTTGTAGGTGGCAAATCTATTGGAGTAAACATTTCCTATATCAGCGAGAATGTGCTCCCGCGTCTCGCTAAAGGCGCAGTTATTCCCGCAAACGATGAATTCCTTGCCGTGCTCGGCGATCAGACCCACGGAAATAACATTGAAGCACCGGAAGGACTTATTCGGAAAATTGTCCGCGAAGAATCCGGCGGTTCTGGAGAAGTCCATGTGACCATTGTTCTCGACAGCGTGACTGGGAAGAAATTGTTTGAGACGGTGGTTAGAGAGAACAACGCCGTTGTCCGGGCGACTGGGGCAAGTCCTCTTGTTACATAAGGAGGTCAAATGGCAATTTTAACCATTACAAAGGCAGACGGGACGAATGTCCCGCTGCCTAACCCCAGCGAATATTCGTGGGGCATACAGGATGTTGACGCAGATGGAACGGGGAGAAACCAAAACGGAGACTTGTTTCGTGACCGGGTAGGAATTAAGCGTAAGCTAACTCTATCGTGGCCGCCCATGAAATCCGCACCGATGTCCAAATTGTTGCAGGCTGTAGACGAGGTTTTTTTCAAGGTAAAATATCCCGATGCTATGACCGGTTCTGAACGGCAAATGACCGCCTATGTTGGCGACAGGACAGCACCCATGTATAGCCTTATTGATGGCGAATATCAATGGAACGGGCTTTCCATGAACTTCATCGAGAGGTGAGCCATGCATACTGTAACAGACGCATTTAACGCCGCGTGTTCTGCACCGGGGCGTGAAATCACCAGCAAGGTAAATTTCAACGGTACGACAGACCTTCCAGCATCGGAGATACAGGAGATCGTTATAACGGAGCAGTTTGGCTCCTCAGACGGCGTGACCATCGGCGCGGCGTTTTCGTCCAGCTGCAAGGTTACATTCTACAAGCAGGACAATCTGCCGCTGAACGGTGCGTATTTTATCCCCTCTGTCGGTATCATGGTGGGCGGTGAAGCCCAATATGTGCAAAAGGGCAAATACTACATCCCCTCAGATGGCGTAGAGGATAGCGGGAAGCTGTGGGTAACTGTCACAGGCTACGACCGTATGGCTGGTCTAACAGAGGACTATATGCCCACCATCACATTCCCGGCTACTCCGACGCAAGTGCTGGCAGATGTCTGCAAACAGGCTGGTGTAACACCGCCTGCCGTTACTATGCCGAATATTCAGATCGCTGCGCCTTACACAGGCACTCTGCGGCAACAGCTCGGATGGCTGGCCGGTCTTATCGGTTGTAACGCAAAGTTTGACGCAACGGGAAACCTTGTCTTTTGCTGGTATGCCGATGGCGGTCTTACGATTGACCGCGACACGCAGTACATGGATGGCTTGACGCTGACCACTGAGGATGCATTTACGATTCACAGTCTCTTGACTGGCACGGATAGCAACCCCATCAGTGTGGGATCGGGAAAAGGTATTACCACCATTAACCCATACATGACCGCAGAGGTAGCAGAAACCGTTTTTGCCAAGATTGACGGCAAAACAATGCGGCCTTGCACCGTTAAATGGCGTGGAAACCCAGCCGTTGAAGCGGGAGACATTGTTTCTGTTATAGGCGGCAGCGGAGAGAATCTGACGGCCTATGTGATGGAGCTAAAAACACAAATCAAGGGTGGAATGTCCGCCGACTTGACTTGCTATGGCCCATCGGATACAGACTATGCTACTCCTTCTCCATCGGAACAGAAATTCAAAAGGATGTATGAAGATGTTGTAAAGTCGTTTCAAGATGCTACCCAGAAAATAATCGGAGCACAGGGGGGTTATTTTGAAATCACTTATGACAAAGACGGCTACCCTACCGGCTGGACGCTAAGAAATACCCCCACCGTGGAAGATAATACCAAAATGTGGATTATGTCTATCGGTGGACTGGGATTTTCTACTGACGGGGGAAAGACCATCAGTAAAGTAGCCCTGACGATGGACGGCACGATCAACGGTGCTGCCCTTGCCATAGGTTCTGTTAGTCAGGATGCGGTTTCTGGGCTTTCCCAAAAACTCATAGCCATTGACGGGAAATTTGAGTCCACCATCAGCAAGACAGAAGCCCAGAAAACCTATGCCACAAAAACCGAACTTGAAAATATTGAGTTGACCCCCGGGCCTCCTGGCCCTGCTGGGGCAGACGGCAAGGACGGCACCAATGGCACCAACGGTCTGTCTGTGTGGATCACTTACCATGACGGCACGGCTACCCCGGCTAAGCCCACAGGAAACGGTACGCTGAACGGCTGGCATACGGATTTGACCGCCGCCGTTGTTTGGATGTCGCAGAAGGTAGCGGCATCGGCTACGGCTGGTGCGTGGGGCGCTCCTATACGGATTCTGGGTGAAAAGGGTGAACAGGGCATACAGGGCATTCCCGGCGAAAAGGGAGACCCCGGCGCGACTGGCCCCCAGGGGCCGCAGGGTGTGAAAGGCGATACTGGCGCAACCGGCCCCCAAGGCGAGAAAGGCCCCCAGGGAGAAAAAGGTGACACTGGAGCCAAAGGAGACCCCGGCGCAAAGGGCGATCCTGGCAAGGATGGAACGAACGGCAAGGACGGCGTGTCCCCCACGGTGAGCCTTACCAAGTCCGGCAATACCACCACCATCACCATCACCGACAAAAACGGGACACATACGCAGACCGTCAAGGACGGCACCAACGGCACACCCGGTAAGCCCGGCGCGGACGGAAAAACGCCGTATTTGCACTTGAAATACAGCAATGACGGCGGCGCGACCTTTACGGCCAACGAGGGTGAGACCCCCGGCGCATACATCGGCACTTACACCGATTTCACCGAAGCGGACAGCACTTTGGTCAGCTCCTACACCTGGGCAAAAATCAAGGGTGAACAGGGTGAACAGGGAAACCCCGGCAAGGACGGAAGCCCCGGAGCCACCGGCCCCCAAGGGCCGCAAGGCGAAAAGGGTGATACCGGCCCGCAAGGCCCCCAGGGCGTTAAGGGCGCAGACGGTAAGACCTATTTCACCTGGATAAAATACGCCGATTCGCCCACCTCCGGGATGTCCGATAATCCCACCGGGAAGAAGTATATCGGCATCGCCTACAATAAGCTGACGGCCACGGAAAGCACGAATTATGCGGATTATACCTGGTCGCTTATCAAGGGCGACAAAGGCGATAAGGGCGACAAGGGAGCCACCGGCGAGACCGGGCCGCAGGGTGAGCAGGGTGTCAAGGGTGATACCGGGGCCACCGGGGCAACAGGCCCCCGGGGGCCGCAGGGGGAAAAGGGCAACACCGGCCCCACCGGCAACGGCATCAAGTCCATCACCTATTACTACGCCAGGACGGCTACCCAAACGGCCCCTGCTGCCGCCGCTATCACTTCCACTACCATGCCCGCCCTGGATGCTACAAACAAGTATCTATGGCAGAAAGAGGTTATTGCCTACACTAACGGCACCAATCAGACCACCGTTCTGCTATTGGCCGTGTACGGCGACAAGGGCAGCAAGGGAGATAAAGGGGATAAAGGCGCAACCGGGGAGACCGGGCCGCAAGGGCCGCAAGGTGAAAAAGGGGCAACTGGTCCACAGGGCGTAAGCGTCACCGCCACCACAGTGGAATATTATCTTTCCGCTTCCGATACAGAGCTTTCCGGCGGCGCATGGCAGTCTACGGCACCGGCTATAACGGATGGAAAGTATCTGTGGGGACGCACTAAGATCACCTATTCCAACGGCAAAACGGCCTACACCGGCGCATACTGCATCAGCAAGGCCATGACAGAGAGTGCGGAGCCAGTCGTCAGTGCGACCCGCAAGGCGGTTACAAAGCTGACACAGGATGTGGACAGCTTCAAGGCCACGGTTTCCGAGACCTACACCGAAAAATCCAATTTCAATGAGTTCAGGCAAAAAACGGAATCCGACCTAACCGCCAACAGTACGGCCATAGAGCAGCGGTATACCGAGATCAAGGCCGTGGAGCAGCAAGTCCTTGGCGTAGATGGCAAGGTCACGGATGTGCAGAAAAAGGTCACAGAGACGGCGGGCTATATCCGTACCGGCAAGGTGGCAGAGGATGAATCCGGGAATCCCATCTACGGCGTGAAGATCGGGCAGACCGATACGGCGGGCAATTATAACGCCTTTGCCCAGTTTACCGCCGGACGCATTTCCTTTTTCGATGAGGCCGGGCAGGAAATCAGCCACTTCGCGGGCAAAGATTTCTACATCGACAGCGGTATCATCGTCCAAAACCTGAATCTTGGCGGCTACGAACTGCGGCGAAATAAGGGCCTTGGATTCAAGTGGATAGGAGGCTGACAATGGCAACAAGCGGAACCGTAAAAACAAACACAAAATATGGCTCCTATTTTTGGGTCAAGTGGGAGATTAGCGGCAGTCAAGACATAGCCGGGAACAAGACTACCATTTCCTGGTCTTGTGGCCTGCACCCCGAGGAGCAGTATTACACAAATGCCATAAAAATGGGTGCGGTGGTCATTAACGGTCAAACTGTGTATTCCGGTGGCACATATTCCGACATCACGGATTACAAGGATCACACCTTTGCCTCCGGCACACTGGATATTTCCCACAACAATGACGGTAGCAAGACCTTCACCGTTTCTGCCTTTTCCGGCTGGCTGTACGGCAACGGAGATTATACCGCTTCGGCGGAGAGCTTTGCCCTGCCTGCCATACCCCGGGCGGCTACCATCACATCCGCACCCAACTTTACAGATGTGGACAACCCGGCCATTGCCTATGCCAATCCGGCAGGCTCGGCGGTTTCTGCGCTGGATGTGTGCATTTCCCTGACCGGTTCGGCATCGGATATTGCTTACCGAGCCGTCAGCACCAGCGGCGGCAGCTACTCCTTCCGGCTTTCCGATGCAGAGCGGGCCGTGCTGCGCAACAACACGACATTAACGCGAAAAGTCGTGTTCCTGCTGCGTACCAAAATCGGCAGCACCTATTACTACGACACCGCAGAAAGGACATTTACCGTCACCAATAATGCGGCCACCCGACCCAGCGAAGCTATTGCCGTTGCCCCTGTCAGCGCCCTGTCTGCACCGTTCAACGCCCTGTATATCCAGGGCAGAACACGGGCAAAAATCACGCACACGGCCAGCGGCAAATTCGGCGCGACCATAAAGCAATATTCCGCCTCCGTAGAGGGTAAAGCCTATTCCGGGAAAACAGTTACCAGTGACGCACTGCAAACGCCGGGCGTGCTGACCATCACCGGAACGGCAACGGACAGCAGAGGGTTTTCCACTACAGCATCTAAAACCGTCACGGTGCTGGCGTACAATACGCCCTCTGTGGTGCGTAACGGCAACACGGGCAGATTTGTGTGCGCACGGTCTACCTCTGACGGGACGATAAGCGAAGATGGTACGGCGCTTTATGTGGAGTGCTCCAAGTCCTTTTCCCCTCTGGCCAACAATAATAAATGCACATTGCGTCTGCGCTATGCGGCAGAGGGTGGCAGTTGGTCAAGCTGGATCACGCTTTTGGCCGAATCTGCTGGCAATGATTACGCAGGCGTTGTGCCCGGTGTCACCCTATCGGTATCGGTGGTATATACCATCGATATTCAGGCGGCAGACAAGCTGGGTGAGAGCGGTTCGGTGGAAACGCGAATCCCCACTTCTGAAATGACCTTTCACTTGGGCGAGAACGGTAAAGCCGTAGGTATTGGGCGGTACGCCAGCGAGAGCGGAGAGAAGCGGCTGGATGTGGCCTGGGATACGCACCTTGAAAAGGGTCTGCAAGTCGGCGGTGCCACAACGCTGGGCGGAAACCTAAGAGGCAAATATCTGACCGGCACATGGCTGCAAACCACGGAGGCCACAGACCTGGGCAAAACACCGCCAAAGGTGGCGGTGCTGGATAATTCTGGCTGGGTGTATTACCGGACACCGGCGGAGCTGCGGGCCGATTTGGGCTACGGGGATTATGTGTTAGAGCAAGGCACCAGTGGTATTTGGACTTACCGCAAATGGGCCAGCGGCGTGGCAGAGTGTTGGGGGCAGCCGTCTAAGAGCGTGGCATCATCCGGCACATTCCTTGGTGCGTATGCATTTTCCACACGCTTTTCGTTGCCGACCGGGCTTTTCGCAAGTGTGGCGGAAGTCAATGTGAATCCAAAGTTCGGAAGCGGATACGCAATCCCTGCATACATAGCTGCGACCAATGAATCAATCGCTGTTGACGCGCTGTCAAATAACAGCGGCACGCAGACCTTTTCCGCGCATATCAGCGTAAAAGGCAAGTGGAAATAAAAAACTGGCATAAAATCAAATCAACCAAGCCCCCCCAGAGGAGAAAGGAAATTACAGAATGGAAACAATCGTCGTGGCTATCATCACCGGCGGCCTGTCGCTGCTGGGGGTAATTATCACCAGCAACAGGACCACCCGGGAGGTGCAAACCAAACTGGATATGCAGCAGGCTGTAACCGAGACCAAACTTGAAGAGCTGACCCGGGAAGTCCGGGAGCATAACAATTTTGCGCGGCGCGTCCCGGTGCTGGAGGAGCAGATCAAGGTCGCCAACCACCGCATCGCGAATTTAGAAAACAATCATTAATTTTTGTGGTGTCCGAATCGGGCACAGAAAGGAGCAAACCATGAAAATCTCAAACAAGCTGTACGACATCCTGAAGTGGGTGGTCATCATCGTCCTGCCCGCTGTAGCGACGCTGTATGCCGCCCTGTCTGCCGTGTGGGCGTGGCCGTACTCTGAAGAGGTCGTGACCACCATCACCGCCGTGGACACCTTCCTGGGCGCGGTGCTGTGCATCTCCAGCGCCACTTACAATAGAGGGGGCGATGTCAATGAGTAATTCAGGTCTGGTATCCTACACTAAGCTCTCCCCCAACTGCGACCATCCCCGGAACCACGCCATTGACAAGATCACCATCCACCACATGGCCGGTGATCTGTCTGTGGAGACCTGCGGCAATCTCTTTGCCAACTCCAGCTACGAGGCCAGCTCCAACTATGGTATCGGCTCCGATGGCAGGGTGGGCCTCTATGTGGACGAGGGCGACCGCGCATGGGCCTCTGCGTCTCCCAGCAACGACAACCGAGCCGTCAACATCGAGGTTGCCAACTGCGCCACCGGCGGCGACTGGCCCGTGTCCTCTGCGGCCTATAACAAACTGATCGACCTGTGCGTGGACATCTGCCAGCGCAACGGCATTAAGGCCCTCAATTACACCGGGGATACAGACGGCAACCTGACCGAGCACCGTATGTTTGTGGCCACGGCCTGCCCTGGGCCCTATCTGCACGAGCGCATGGGCCGCATTGCCGCTGAGGTCAACAGCCGACTATCTGCCCAGCCCGCCAAGTCCGTGGACGATGTTGCCCGGGAAGTGATCCGCGGTGAGTGGGGCAATGGCTCCGACCGCCGCCAGCGCCTGGAGGCCGCAGGGTACGACTATAATGCTGTACAGGATCGAGTGAACGCTATCCTGACTGGCGATGCGCCGGAGCAGCCCACTCCTGCCGAGCCGGTAGAGCCATCCCCCGAGCCGGAGCAGCCCGCCACCGATAAGCTCTACCGCGTCCAGGTCGGCGCATTTGCCGTCCGCGAGAACGCCGAGAAGATGCTCCAGCGCTTGAAAGACGCTGGCTTCGATGGCTACATCCGAGAGGGGTAAAATAATCCACTGGAGGGCGCAGAGGACACCGCTACGCCGGCCTCACGCCCGTGCATAAGCATCCGCACCTCCACGGCTATTTGTTTTGTGTATGAACAGAAACCACAAGGCCGTAAGGGATTTTCTGTCAAATCTGCCGCCGAAACGAGCCGTTGCTTTTGTTGATTCTTTTTTGCTCCCTGACAATGAAGCGATGGTGGTCATAGAATGCGATGTGCGCCGTAAAAGTTGCGTACAGGTATCTATGGAGCAGAATATGTCCGTTGAAACCGTAAAGCGGCACAGATGCAGAGCGTATCATAAAATTGCACAGGAACTATTTATCCCCCTGCCTTAACCGGCGGGGGGATTTTTGCTTTTTTTGACACTTTTCAGGCACTTTCGGGTGCCTGTTTTTTTGTACCATAAAAGCAGAAAGAAGGTGGCAAAATGTACGAACGGCTTATAGCTTGCGGTTACACGGAGCAAATGGCAAGGGATATTTTGACCTTGTTCCCAGACCCGGAAGAATTGCGAATATATGTATATTTTGCCGAACTGTTCCGTGAAGAAAGGACGGTATGTTGATGGCATTTAATCCTTACTATCAGAATCCATATCAGCCAATGGGATATAACGGCCAGTACGGCAATTATGCCCCCCAGAACGCCGCAGGAGCCCCGCAAGCGTTTGCGTGCCAAATTACAAGGGTAAACGGCAGAAACGGCGCAGAGGCTTTCCGAATGGCCCCAAACAGTTCCATTCTGCTGATGGACGAGAATGACCCTATCGTGTGGATGAAACAGACGGATGGCGCAGGGTATGCAACGGTAACGCCTTACACGGTTTCTCCGTATCAGGCTACCCCGCCTGTTGATGTAAGCAGTCTGGAAGAGCGCGTAAAGAGATTGGAGGACACAATCAATGGCAAATCCAATGATGCAAATGCTGATGGGAAACGGAAGTCGAAAGCCGAATAACCCCCTTGCGATGGTGGCAGAGTTCCGAAAATTTGCTGCCGGCATGACCCCGCAAAAAGCACAGCAGGAAATAGGGAGATTACTAACTTCCGGGCAAATGAGCAAAGAGCAGTTTGCTGATTTGCAGAAACAAGCAAAGGACTTTATGCAATTCCTGAAATAGGCCGGGTCGACACGGTTTATTTATAAAAATTTATGAAAGGAGTTTTCCACATGGAGAACGGTATGTCTCTTAGCGATATCGCCGCTGTGACACGCGGTACAAACGAAGAAAACGGCTGGGGATCCGGCTGGTTCCTTATCGTTGTTCTGTTCCTGTTCATGTTTGGTTTTGGCGGCAACGGATGGAATCGGCAGGGTGAGTTCGGGCAGTTCGCCACCGCTGCCAGCCAGCAGGAGATTCTGTTCGGCCAGCAGTTCGGCCAGCTCAACGACCGCCTGACCAACATCGGTAACGGCATCTGCAATCTCGGGTACGAAATGCATGGCAGCATCGGGCAGTTGGGCAAGGAGATGGCTTTGGCGCAGAACGGCACCAACATGACCATCATGCAGACCGGCAACAGCATCCAGAGCCAGATGGCACAGTGCTGCTGCGACACAAAGCGGGCCATTGATGGCGTAAACGCCAACATCGAGGCCAAGTTTGCGGCTCTGGAGAAGTCCCAGCTTGAGCAGCGAATTGCGGAGCAGTCCGCCCGCATTGCCAGCCTTGAGATGGATAACCGGATGTATGGTGTGGTGCGCTATCCCAACGGCTACACCTACAACGCCGGTAATTCCCCCTTCTGCGGCTGCAACAGCTGCTGCGGCGCAAACATCTGACACAGAACGATAGGCCCCTTTTGGCCGGGTTATGGGCGGGGCTGGTGTCCCGCCCTTTTAATTTAGAAAGGAGATTTTACAATGTCTTGCAAATCTGCGATTTACACTGCTATGCAGACCCCCACGGAGGTTGCCGTAAATGGTGTTATCCCTCTGGGTAGTCTTATCCGCCGCTATGGATGTGATATTTCTTTGAACGGAAACGCTGTCAATATCGTTGGCAAAGGATATTATGATGTCGATGTGTCCATCACTGTATCCCCCACGGCGGCAGGGACGGTCACTGCAACGCTCATCAAGGACGGCGTGGTTGTTCCTGGTGCGACAGCTTCCGCAAATGCTGCGGCTGGCGCGCCTGTTGCGCTGGCATTCCCCGCTCTTGTGCGTCAGGCGTGTTGCGCATCCGGCTCTGCGCTGTCGCTGGTACTGACTGGCGCGGCATCCACAGTTAGTAATGTTGCCCTCCGGGTACAGCGCATCTGATGGAGGTGTGGGATGAAAGTTATTGAGAAATTGGAAAATTTTATCGATAGCGAGATCCACGATGCAGAAGTATATGCAAAGTGCGCCTTAAAATACAAGGAATCCGACCCCACGCTTGCGAAACTATTTTACGATTTGTCCACGGAAGAAATGCGGCACATGGATTTGCTACATGGAGAAGTTGTCCGTCAGATTGAGCAGTATCGCAAGGCAAAGGGTGAACCGCCTGCCTCCATGCAGGCTATCTATGATTATCTGCACGAGAAGCAAATCGACAAGGCAAAGGATGTAAAGAGCTGCCAAAGCATGTATCGCAACGGGTAAATATCGCTCGAAAAGTGATAGTAATTTGATAGTAACCCAAACGATACTGCGCAGTATAGCGTAACATTTACGCAAGAAAAACACCAATAAATACCGTGTTATACCGCTTTATTGCAACAATATACTGCGCTTTTTGAACTGGCTTACGCCTTTTAAGCAGGGTGTCCGGGGTTCGAATCCCCGACGGGGCACCAAAATAGAGCCACCCATTTCGGGTGGCTCTATTTTGGCGTTTGGCGTTTTTTCTGCAAAACGGGGCCGTACACCGCCCTTTAATTTGCGAAGAAACTTTTCCCCGGGGGTGGAAAATGTCAAATGGCTGTGCTATACTGCCCGAGAAGCAGCAGGGGCCGCTCCTATTTCCTATTTCATAATACGCAAAATACAAGAGAGGATGATT